AATATTAATTACTAACTTGGTATATTTAGGGTTCGTGGAAAAGCGATATAAATGAAGAGACAACTCTTCAGCAGATATGTTTGGGTTTTGTGCCCTGGCCATCCTTAGTTCTTCATATGCCCACACCTCATTAATAATACGAACATAGTCTCTCACACTGGCACACTTACTAGAATATACTTTTACACCCCAGCCTGTCCAGTCTTTCTTTGTTTCAGGTAACATCCAGTTATCTGACTTATCAAAAGTTCTAATACCGAATAGATTGTTTGCTTCATCAGCAAATCTAGATTGACCCCAACCAGACTCTAAGATTGCTTGTGCAACAATCATTTCTTTAGGTAGTCTATAATCTTCGGATACAGATTTATAAACATAGTCAATACAACTATCTAATGTAGAAACAAATCGCTCATTTGTATCTGAAAAGATATCAGGTTCTTCTATTGCCCCTCGTATATCATCTATGAAGTCTTGATCTACTTCTGGTATTTCTATCTTAATAGGTTCGATTTCTTCCACAGTCTTGTAAGAATTGTTTAGAAAATAAAATGTTATGATAGTTATAATTAATGCTATCAAACCACTGGTTATATTTTGTCTCATATAAACCTCCTTAGTTCTCGTTTAGTCTTCCACGGTTTACATTCATACCAAGTTTCAGTCGCCTCATTCATAGGTCCCTCATACTCAACATTAACTTTTCGTGAAATTTTAATTATGCCTTTTACAAAAAGACTTAGTGCGGCTTCGTATTCCTTACACTCTTTATTGGCAACACCTATTTTTCTTTTAGGTGTTTTATGTAGTGCTCTTCGATTATCTAATATATTGCGAATAAGTTTCTTCTCCGCTCTATTCAATGTAGTATTCATAATATATTATGCTGTGCGACCTAGTTCTAGTCCCATTTTAGCAAATTTATTTTTCCATCTGTAAAATTTTTTATTGTGATTACCATTATCGTTCTGTACGGTGACTTGATACTGGTGTACCATTTCGTGTGCTAAAACATTTATAAAATGTTGCATATTGTGGTATCGTGTGGTAAGTGATATTTCAGAAAAATCTGGATTATCTGTGTCATAACAATACTCGCCAAGAGCGCCTCTTAACTTTCTTATTCTGATGTTTGGCATTTCTAGTTTGCCACTAAATATAGAGTGATTTAATATATTGAACATCATAACTGTATTCTTCTTAGTTGGTTTATAAGATTTCTTATAGTCAACTTTCTTTAATACCGTTGCTAACTTTTTATATCGTGCCATTCATACCCACCTTTCTATGATTCTCTATAACTATTTATAGTATATCATAAAAGGGTGGGCGAGTCAAGCATTAATTTCGTTGAAAAACTGCGAATTATACTGGATAAGACGGTTGTTTTTGCATAAAATTATCGTCCCAATGAAAGGCATCCTTCACTAGATTCGCTGTAAGTCCTTTATAGACCTTATTCAGTCTCTTATTAACTACATCCGTTAGAAATTTCGCCTCTTCGGCACATAATCCTTCAAGTACTTGAATAAACATTATCTCTCTTTTGTTTTGAGTAATTGTTGTATCTCCGCCCTTGACAAATCTAAATAAAGTTCTTGCCTCTTGCATAAGAGCAGTATGCTCTGTACCAATTGGTGCGTCATTTGGTGTATAAGGAACATCACCTTTAGGTAAGTCCCATTCGATATGAGGTGAGAATGCCCCCTTTAAAACTTGTCTTAAAGGTTGACTATCATTCTCTCTTAATACTCTTAGTTTCTTTGATTTATCTTTGGCATTATTTACTTTTAGACAAATCTCACTTAATAAGGTAACCTGACCTGTGTCAGTTTCCAGTTTATTTTTCATTATTTTTTTGGTTGTTTCATTAGGTAACCGAGAGGCACCTAGTATATCATCTGTGCTTTGCATTTTTTATCTCCTTAACAGATTAAACTTTTGTTTAAGTTTTAAGTTTTCAATAGTATTATTTATAATAATACATCATTCAGGTTCAAATATTATATCTATTTGATCCTCGTCAACTTTATTCAAGATATCTCTATAATTTAAGTGTGTAACCTTTTCACCATTTTTTGTTGTTTGTACTTTACACACTTTGGCGATTATATCTTGAACAGGATGGTGAATATCTAATTCTCTATGTAGTGTTGATTTAATAACCTCTATCAAAAATGCTAAATCGGCAATAAATTCTGCCGATTGCATATTGCTTATTTGATCTTGTAATACAGTTAAAATATCTATTGCCAAACCTTCGGCAACATTATCAGCAAGTCTCTTATTACTTAGAAGAACCATTTTCTTTTCTTCTTCAGCTGACATTACAGGTTTTGCTTGAAAATTCTTTGTAGGAAATTTAATTATATCTGCCACTATCTTCTCTTCTTATCTAATTCTTTTTGAATCCACGCTTTTGCTTGCCAACTTGTTGGTTTTCTATGTATCAAACCTCTAACTGCTTTGAATATTTGTGCGTTTGTTTCATTATCATTATCTCTATTATTGGTCACTCTTACAAAATTAGAATTACCAAATAATCTTTTAAATCTATTTTCATTTGCCTGTACACCGTTCCAGTTTTTGATTACAACTGGTTCTGATACTTTTCTTTCTCTTACTCTATTTCTTCCTAAGGCAACATCTAGAGTCGTATCAACAAATACCATATAACAATCATAACCAACTCTTTTTGCATCCGCAACTTCTCTAGCGAGTCTATCATAATCTCTTCCTGTGCCATCTACAACTATACCGAGTCTATTTTCTAAATGTTTCTTGAGTAAACTACCAGTTTGTGCCTTTGCTTTATTTCTAACAACATCAAGAGCACTACCTTCTACATTTCTTAAATCTAGAGATTGTCCTGCCTTTTTTAAAGTGTTAGTTAAGAAAGAGTCGCTGTTCACCATCTTCATACCTGTACCATTAAACAAAGTTCTTGATACATAAGATTTACCAGACCCAGGGCCGCCTGCAAGGAAGAATGCCTTGAAGATATGTGGGTCATAAACACCCTCGTTAAGAAATTGATTGAAACTAACAAGGTCACTATAACTGTTAAATATTTCTTTAAACTTCTCTGTACTAAGTTTGTTATCTAGCATAGTACTATTTATAACATTCAATAGCGAGAATATCGCCTACAACCCATCCCATTTGTAAGAATTTTCTGATTGCACCATCAGTACTGAATGCTCTGATTGCCACAGGTTCCCCATACTCAACAACGAATTTAAAGTCTCTTTGAAATATACTCATACGAGGTCACCTTTAAAGTTAATCTTACCTTCATTCATAAAATGTTCTTTAAGTTCGTTAAATCCTCCTATGAGAACATCATCAATCATAATTTGAGGAACAGTTCTAACAGGTTTACCTACCTGTTTGTGAAACTCCTCTATGCCGATTTTCTCAACTTGTATTGTTTCGTATTCTAAACCAAGAGACTCTAATAGTTTCTTAGCAGAATTACAATAGGAACATACTGGTTGTGTATATACTTTAATCATATAATACCTCCAATTATATTTATTGTTTCAGTACCTATCCCTGGGTAATAATATAATAATACTGCCCCTAGAATAAATCCCATTATAAATTTTATCATTTTTTTCTCCTTGTTAATTAATACCTTCTAGAATTGCTATAAAAGCAACTAACATAAACATTTCTGCCACACCGGCAATCATTCTATCTGAAGCATTATTGTCAGGATCAAATGGTGCGTTACCTAGTAATTCAGTTTCATTACATATTTTAGTTTCTTTTCTAGAAATCTCTTTGCCGTTCTCAACTTCGGATGTGATAATAGTTTTACAATCACCATACATTTCATTAGAGTATGCTGTTGTCATTATTAATACAGTAATTAATATTAATGACATAGACATAAAATATTTAAACCAATTATTCATCTTCCTATGTCCTTTATGTTTGATTTACTAATCACTTGATAAGCACCTTTATTATAAGCAGGTGCAACTGTAAAATTCTTACTCTCTTCTAGTTTCCAGTTATCAACTGGTTTAGTACCTTTACCACTCATTGTGGTCTGGCGGACCGTACGAGGTTCGAACTCGTGGTCTCCTGATCGACAGTCAGGCGTGATAACCGCTTCACTAACGGTCCGTATTTCTTCACCTATTCGGTATCTCTTCAAAAACTTTTCGTGTTCTTTTAGAGAAGCGACCCTCTCTTCAGTAAGAGGTATCGCCTTTCTTTTAGACTTTTGATATGTGTAAATTATACTACCCATTATCTCTTTAGTACATAACCATTCCGGCAGAACTATTTGCTTTTCGTTTTCGCATTTCTTCAATTCTTTCTGCCTCTTCTCTAGCAGTTATGCCGATTAAGTCTTTGGCATATTTTACTGGATTCTTTTGAGACCAGACTGTAATTAAATTATCAATATTTTTAACTGATATTTTATTACCTCTAAATTCTTGAGGATGTGATATTCTAAATGCTTTTAATTCAGTCAACCATTTGACCTTTGCTTTTTTGGTCTTTTGTTGTGCAAATTCAGCATATAAGTTTTCTTTTGTTGAGTATATTCCCATAATTATTTCTTCTTTCTTTTGGTTTTATTTTCTTTAGTATAACACGGATTGATATGAATGTCAAGCATACAAATTGTCTTGCTGTGCCTCAAATTCATCTACCATCTTTTGGTATTTTGCGATTAATTCTCTAGTTTTGTATTTGGCAAAAATAGTTTGAGGATGTATTGGTGTTTCCTCATCTTCTAATGCCCTATTGACTATTGTTAAATCATTTATTATTTCTAATATATCGTTCACTTACTTCTCCTTTGTTGTTTGTCGTTTAGTCTATTCAAAGATGTCTTGTCAGCCCGAAGGTTTACCAAGCGTGTGTCTTTATATAATAGACTACCCAAGTTCAGTCTCCGATGGCATAGATTTCTTGTCAACTTGGGTGACCTTACTCTCGGTGTTTACGCCATTTACATTTGCTATGGTTCTTGCATAAGCATTATCTAATCCTTTCTTAATTAAATCTAAACTATCTTCATTTGCTTGATATCTAATCCCGATACCACCTCTTGCAACCCACTTCTCAAGGTTCTTAGGTCTATCGTCAATCAGTATGTTTGGTATGCCGGTCTTTTTGTCAACGGCATACGATTCTTTTCTTTTGGTTACGATTATGTCATTTGGTTTGAAATCGTGTTTCTCTAACCACTTTGTTTTGTATTTTCTAGAGTTTTCCATATCGTCTCTAAGCGGTGAAGTATTGATATAATAATCACCGCCTGTATAAGACTTCACTAAATCGATCAACTTTTTAGCATAAGGAAAAACTGGTAATGTCTCGAAGAAGTTAGTACCTCTTAAATCTTTAATTGAAGTATCAAG